TCAGATATTTCCTCATCCGTTGTATCATCATCAAATTCCATTACTTCTTCATGTGCGCTACATGCAAATCCCGTTCCAAGATAAAATTTAACCTTTCTCATTCTCCCTTACCCCTCTCCAATTCTTTCAATGCGGCTTCGGCTTCTTCTCTGGTGAGGAAATCGGTCTTGCCGATTTCTCTTACTGCAAAAGTTCCCGTAATACTTCCGTTTGAATTTGTATAGTAAACAACAACTTGGTCTAAAATCCTTTCTTCTTCCCAGTCATCATCATTCATACTTCCGAAAGAAAATCCCGCAACCTCATAACTGTATGGTCTGCCAAAATCAATATCCCAAATTATATCCCCCGCCGCACAAGGAAGTTTCAACAGTTTCCCTTGTTTCTCTGCCTCTTTCCATTCCACGAACTTTTCTGCATCTTCTTTTTCAATGAACAACGCCAAATGATTAAGAGATTCCTTTATCTGACCTTTTTCATTCCAAATTCCCGCCCAGTTCATAGGTCTTACTGCATATCTGCCTCTATCTGTTTCAGAAATTATAAGTTTATCCATATTTCCCTTTCCCTCCACAATCCCCCTATTTCAGGACATTTCTTATCTCTTTGATATGTCCACGAATTGCAGACACCTTTTCTCCTTCCAAATCATCAACAGAATTGCCAACAGCTTCTTCCAAAACGGAAACCAAATTTATCAATTCTTCTGATGCATTATATTTCTTTAAAACTATCCTGTCAGAATCAGTAAATATTTCCATCGGAGTTCCCTCTGTAATTCCAACTTTTCTTCTTACCTCTTTGGGAAGTACGATTCTTCCCAAATCATCAACTCTGCGAATAATTCCCGTTGCTTTCATATTCTCCTACCTTTCCACACTCCCCCTAAATCCCCTAAAGGATAAAGTGGGACTAATTATATTTTACAGCAACTTAAAAATAGATTTGTACCATTTTTCAGCATTACCCTTGACATATCCTGTTTTTTGGTGTAGCGTATAATTGGGTTTTTATATTATTCTTATAAAACAACATTTATTTCATATATTTTTATACTGTCACGGATGTTGAATATACCCCTGTCGCTTTGTATTTGCCCCATACAAGCGTTAAGACCATTTCCCCTATACATTTATCATGTTTGTGTATAAAACGTCTTAAATCGGCTTACACGCTCTCTGACAAGTATTTCACTTCCCTATCCTCCGCATTTCTTTGTCAAAGCACGCTATGAAGTACCTTCTGCAACCATAAAAATCTGTTCTTCCATAACAAATTCTTCCAAGTTTATCATCAAATTCCAGCTTGTCATAACTCTTGTTTTCAACAATTGATTTTATTAAGTACTCTGCAATAGTTTCATTGGCTGTATGAGCCGCCTGTGAAGCCAGAGAGGTATATCTGCCAGACTGTATGTACTCTGTAAGCTGCCTGTACCGCTCTTTGCTGATGCCGTAATGTTGCCAAGAGTGCCGGGGGGCTGAATGGTACTGTGGATCCTGCGGTGTATCGAAAATGCTCAACTGCCTGAAACCGCTATATCTCTCGCATAATTCTTTCTTCCCCGTGCAACCCTCACATTTGCATACATTCAAACATGTCCGGCATAGGCAGGTGTGGCATTTCCTGCGCATGGTATCACCTGCCTTTATATTTCCGTTTAAATCCCGGCATGGCACTATCCATTAAATCTCTCGTAACGTTCATTACAGTTTCGTTTGGGTATTTATCTTGACAAATCGTCAATGCTGCACCATAGCAAACACCTGCATTAAATGAATTTGCTATGATATTTTCAATCTCTTTCTTTGAATATGTCCCTCCAACATCATTATCCATTTCCCTTATCCCTCCTTTTCCTGCACCACTGCGGGCAGTTTGATACTTTTTGCTCAATCAGATGTATTTTTCTTGCTTGTACAGTATTCTGTACCATTCAGAGCGCAATCTTCACAACCTTTGTAATAAAAGCAATCATCACAGTTGCTTATTACGTCCATACACCTTTCTGCGTATTCTTCTGCATTGGCTTTAGGGCACGTTCCATCAACACACGCCACTCCAACATAATCTCTACACCTTTTCATGACTTATCACCACCATTTCTAAACTCTGCCCCAAACATCCTTATGATCGGCTCCCATGTGATGAACTGGCACTTGCAGAATGAGAATAACTCTTCGTCTGCCCTGTTTCGGTACTGCTCCATCAGTTCCGTCCATCTGTGGTTATATTCCGCCATATCATGGTTATTCAGAAACGTCTTGTATATCTCCCAAATCGTGTTTTGGATATGCGTAATCTTTTTATGCCTTTCCTCTATTTTTTTTTGCATGATAATCTCCTAATTACACACTTTTGTTAAAAGTAACACATGGTTACACAAATACGTTACACTAAAAAACCTAGCATTTATGCGGTGTTTACACTGGTTACACCATTTTGTCACTGTTTTTAAAAATCATGATTGATGTATAATATATACATATTTATATACCCTATAACTATCATAAAATTAGTGGTGTAAAAGGTGTAAAAGTGTAACCTCATAGTCAATCAAATGGAAGCTTCATCTGTTCATCAACCTTGATAAAGCCATTATCATCTGTCTCAAATTCTGAATCGTCTGAAACATTTTCCACTTTCACCCAGACGCACCGCACAAGAGTACCATTGATTTTTGTAGGTTTCGTGTTCTTGTCACCGTATTTGTCAATCAGCTTCTTTTTCGCCGCCCATGACAAGAAAGATTTCTTTGAAAATCCTCCTGCCTTGCACAGTTCATCGAAAGCATGATTAAAAAATACAGCAAAATCACCTTTCATAATGCCCCATTTTTCGCAGTTTGTATCAGCGTCAAACCGTATTTCATTCATTGCCACCTTATCAAGTATGTACTGATAGCACCGCTCATTATCTGACAGCTCATTCCGGTCAATTAAGACCTTTTTCGCTTCATCAATAGAAATATACTGCCCGTCCTTAAAAAGAGCGTCTGTGGCGATTTTATCCGCTGTCAGAATGATAGAAAGTGATATGCTCTGCTTCTGCATCTTTTCATCGTCAAAAAGCTGCTGCTGAAAATCTTTCTGTATCTCCCGTACGGCATCCGCACCCATAGCCTTTATGACTTCCACAAAATCTTTTCCAGCAAAACCATAGTTCTGCTTTAGTGTGTCAGCAGTCAGTTGTGGATCCGCATACACCTTTTCGCCACACTCAATTTCCAGAATGCGGTTTATGGCGCCGCCTTGGTTGACATATGATGTCAGCGGGCGTTCCCCGTTCGTAAGTATGCAGTTATTCCAGTGGCTTTCCGTATTGATTCCTATATCCCGGTTGGAACGTGTCTTCCCCTTGCCGGAACAGAGGTCATATACCACGCCCTCAAAGTTTTCCTCAATGCGCCGGTTCTTCTTGCTGGTATCGTCCAGAATCATAGGCAGATGGTTCAGCATATTGGCTTTTGCCTCAAGTGCCACATCCGTGGTTTTAAAATCCCCTATATAGGCACTCTCTGCTGGGTTCGCCCATACAGAAGCCGCTAACATCAAGGTCACAGTCTTTCCGCCTTCTGTTTCTCCCCACAGGTCAACAAAAAATGGTAATGCTCCTATTGGGTGGATTAGCACGCTTGCAAAGGATGCCGCCAACATCATTTTTATTTCTGGCCGGCCGGTACGTCTTAATTCCTTGACATGCTCATACCACTTGTCCCGTTTCCCATGCTCCCCAATGTTCTCAAACAGCTGCCGGAACCGACTGTCTCCGTCAAAAGTGATTTCCGTGTCATAAGGGAGAAATTCTTTCTTAATCCACCCTAATTTAGAACTGGAATACTGCACCGCTATTTGGCTCGTATTTCGGTTTTCCACATCAGACAGGTATCTCACCAACAGCTTCGCATTTTCGCTCGTTACGGCCACTCCACGGCCTGATAGGGCCACTATTTTGCTTGCAGAGGTTATCATGGTCTTTGGTATAATAATTTCCTCCCAACGCCCATTACGCTTAAAGGCAAGTTTGATCTGCTCCTCGCCCGTTTCAAGGTTCTTTAGGCGCTCAACGGGAAGTATTGGGTGGTAACACGCTATCTGCTCCACCGTTGCCATATTCTGTGCGTATATGCCCGTTTCCCCTGCAATCCACGAACCGCAGTACATATTTTCATATGGCCCCTCAAAATCTGTATAATTGTTCATTCCGGCAGTCTGCTGCTGTTTCTTACGTTGCTTAGTTTCCCTGTCAACTTTTTTATAGGCATTAAGCATTGTTTCAAACTTCTTTTTTACGCCAAGTTCTGCTGCCCGGTCTTCAAGTGATAAAATCAATCTTGAACGGTGTATCTCATTTTCCTCGTTGAAAATTTCCTCGAATATGTTATCCGCAAGAATTGTTTGTTTGTCCAATTTATTTAATAATTCCATAACATTCCTCCGGATCATTTAATATTTCCCATAGATATTCTTGATACTGCAATGCGTTGTATGTATCCGCCCAAGCATCAGAAAGCGGTTCCAGTCGGTCAAGCCATTTGCGGTAAACTTCCATCAGGAGATAGTTTAATTCTCTTTTCTGCTTTAGCTTTTCCTCAATCTTCCGCTGCATTTCTCGTTTCTTTTGAGCCTGATAAATCTTAAGTCTGGTGGAGAAACTGTTGTCAGTCTCCCCACCAAGTTCCTTAAATGCCTCTTTGAAAGACAAACCATCCATCAGCATAACAAAGGTAAATATGTCTCCTGATTGACCGCATCCGAAGCAATGAAAGTCTTTCTTATATATCTTCATGCTCGCCGTCTTTTCCTTGTGAAACGGGCAGCATATAAACCCTGCCCTGTTCGGCTTTGGAAGTCCGTACCGTTCCAGAATATCTTTCATGGAGTAGAGGTCTTTTATTTCTTCCTTAGTCACTGTTACCAACTCCACCTGAACACACAATATCAAGAATTTCATGTTCAAGTTCCACATTTAATATTGCTCCATGCGGAATATCCTTTATTCTCCTTACAACTTTATCCATGTCATAGGCTGTACGCTGTTCAGAAATAAACTTTTTCAGGTCATCAAAGGAAATATGTTCTGCTCCTGCTTCTTCCAGTGCTGTCATAAATCCCAAAAAAGAATCAGCATCTATCAATCTCACTGACACACACCTCCATTCCCCAAAATTTCTATAATTTTCTTCCCTGTTTCTTCCTTTTGGCAGAAAACGAAATCAACATTATATCTGTCACGAATCGTACACAGCGACTTGTAAAGCTGATTCCCGTCCACTGCCTTGGCTGATATTACGTCCTTTACACGCTTGCCGTTGACCGTTTTCCACCGTATCTGATACTTGCGGGGGTTGCTCCAGAAGTACACATCTTCAAGGCTCTTAATATCCGCCCCATGCTCGCAGAGGATAACCAATTTTATCCCCTGCTCCTTCGCACGAAGCAACTCAGCCTTAAAGCGTTCATGCTGTTTACTGCTCACATTCCCGCATATCTCCTGCAAGTCCTTTTTGCGGTCAATTACCAGTCTCGGATTGTCCAAAGACTGATAATCTCCCACATACATTTTTGAGCGGAAATACTGCACTCCAAGCGTGTCAAACTGCCCTTTTATGCGCTCCCATTCTTTGGCATGTTCGCGTGTGTCCACTTGTATCTGCATAAAATCACCTTAATCTTTTTCCACAAATTCTTCGCAACTATCTCTGTATTCTGTTGGAAGTGAGTAGTTTTCGCTTTCTTTGCATTTGCAGATAAATTCTCTTTCCGACCTGTCATATTTGCTAAATTCGCAATTTCCGCAACATTTACTCATAAAATTTTCCCTCCTAGTTAAACGGCAATTCTTCGTCAATACCGTCCGGAATATTCATAAACCCATCATCTCCCGGCGCCCCATAGTTCGGCATACCGCCGCCCTGCTTATACTCCTTATATGCTTTTGTTTCGTTCATATCAGGAATGGAAGCATCCGCAACCTTGTCAAGCGACACAAACCACCGCAGGACACGCTTTTTCTTTTCCTCGCCGTTGTAGTAGTCCATCTGCTCCCCGAACACGCCACCGATTTTTTTTCCCTTGAAGCACTGACAGAACTTATCTCCCCACTGTACCTGAAAGCCGGCATTTGAGTGTTCTACGCACGTTGTAAAGGTCTTAAAATTCCTTGTGCATTTCCCGTCTGCGTCCTCTGTCAGTACGTACTGCGTTGCCTGATTAGGCCATTTCTTATCAGGGCGAATATCGTTCGCAAATTGTTCCGAAAAATACCCTGGCT